TACACACTTTACTGAAGATGAGATAACGGGGATGGCGTACTACCTCATGAGGGCGGCAGATGATCACCTGAATGACAGAATATTGGATAAGCGTGAGAAGACCCCGGATGAATTGAGGCACTCTAAAATTTCTCTCCATGAATGGCAAGAGTTATCAACGAATGGTGTTTTCAAATTTAAAAATCTAAAGACTACAACTGCGGAACATATAAAAAATACCGGTTGGAAAAGGGATAGTCTAAAGAAGAGAAAGAGTGTAAAGAACTTAAAAACTCTGAACAAGGTGTAATTAAGATGCTTATTCTCAAACCATTTACGTACATTAGGAATAGAATGGGGGTAAAAATGAGTGCATTCACAGAGCACCCACCACCTCCAACTAGAATTAATAAAGATAGACAGTTTGGAGATTACACTGTAAAGGTTACAGTTGAGACGACTGACTCTATAGGTGAATTAGATCAAATTTTCATTGGATACAGTAATAACATGAATATCGCAATGAAAACTGAGTTTGCGTGTGAGCGGTTTAAAAATAGTGGAAGTACATGTGGTGATTCAGTAATGACCATCAAAGGTGGGAAATGCGAAGAAGAAGTTGTCATGATGAAGAACAAGTTTGGAACGATTACCCGTGTTCAATAATACTTTTATTCACCTGTTGCCCATGTATTAAGAGTGTATCTAACCGTATTGTTTAATAAATTCGTAGAACCATGTGGATGTGTCCAATACGGTGGAAATATTATAGCTTGTCCTTTTTTTAATTTCAACTTTATTTTTTGACATGGAAAATATAATTCACCGCCTTCGTAGTCATCATTAAGAGCGATGATAATAGAATACACTCTCAAGTCTGCGACAGCTATGTGTTCGTATTCGGATTTGCCACCAGCTATATTATCAACGTGGTACTTAGTCTCACCATGAATTTTTCTCATTACAATACTTTCAATGCGTCTAGAGTTACATCCTGTATGTCTATGTACTTCCCCAATAATTTTACCAAACAATGTAAAAATTTCGGACTGTACCACATTTGAAGAGTCTTCAGATAGTAAATAATTACATTTAACATTGTGAATCTCGTCGTGATCTTCTACATTACAAGATTCATTATCTATAATAGATCTATAAAACTCACATTCCTCATCATTTAGAGCCTCATCACATAAATAAATGGACGTATTTGGGGAAACCTCGCGAGCTTTATACATTTAGTATAAAATGAAAATAGTCTTTATACATAGTCAATTAGTGACCATCCTCTCATCATGATGTCACTTTTTTCACACCATGGGTATATATCCTCTCCTACGAAGTTTATAGCTTTTATACCATTTTCTAAACATTCATCACAAATTGCTTTGTTGTCATCGATGATGACTCCTAGATTTAGAGATCTACAGACATCAACTTTTTTAATTTCATTGGGAGTATAGCTATTTGTAAGTATGATGTCGTCAAAAATATCCGGAAAATATGATTCTATCCAAATTTCTGTTTGTTCTCTAGAAATATCTTGACGTCCGGTGACGATATACATTTTTTTACTTCGGTCATAAAGCCATTTCATAGCATGTTGGGAACCTGATATTGGCTTGAGGTGACGAAACGCTGCCGAATTGTAAAACTCTTTGACATGTTTCTGTGACTCTTCCTCTGTTATGTCGAAAATTTCACGATAGACGTAATTATATTTCTTTTTTTTTGGTATTTTGAGTTTTCTAGATCTAGCCATCGGATATAGAAAATTTACCAAAACTTCATCAATGTCAATTGCGATACGAGCCATTTATTTATTACAACATTATTCATAATCTCTAATTACAACACCCACTGGAAATCGGGGAACACCTATCGCCGTAAGGTTTTGGAAACGCACAGTGAGCATCTTTCCAATGTACTTCTCGTGATTCCTATAGTCTTCCTCTCGTTGGACAATCGTACCCTCGGGTCTGACTGTGAATTGCTGACCATCTTGGGTTTTACAGACCCAAACGACGGCATCCGCGTCACGACCATGACCCGTCTTGGCACCAGTGATTTCATATTCCTCGGTCTGGAAATCCTTGTGCTTGAGGAGGTAGTTGCTTCGCTGACCAACCTCGTAGACACTGAAGCGGTCACGGATCATGGTGCCTTCGTGTCCTTCTTCAACATGCTTCTGATGCATGAGAGGAAGATCCTTCTTGGATTTTACGAGTGTCGTTTTGACATATTCGTAATGGGGATTGTAGATAGAATCCTTGACATACTCCCAACGTTGCTCGAAGGTCATCTTATCCCTGGCAAGGGCTTCAGCTTTGAGATCAAAAAAATCGAACACGTGGAACTTGAGCTTCAGAGGGTCAGTCTTGAAAGTACTCGTAAGTTCCTCAAAGTTGAGGTTAGGGTCAAAGGCTTCACCATCAACGTATTGACCTTGCTTGAGACCTTTACCAAGAATCTCAGTTCCGGGTACGATCTTACCAGTCCTTGAGATTCCCCCATCTTTACAGACAAGTAGGCGGACACCGTCAAGCTTGGGTTGAACGTAGAACGGCTCAGAGATGTATTTCTGGCGATCCTCCCATTTGTTAGCGAGCATAGGCAACACTTGGTTACACTTAGTATGCTCATTGTTCCACATGGTTTGAGCTCTCTTGAGAGCCTTTTCATAACCGGTCCTGACATTGGTTCGTGATTCAGAGAATTTATCACTCCCAACAATACCAGAGATCTTCACGATATCGGCAGTTCCATCCTTCAGGTCTTCAACCTTGATGTCAATGTAGCGATCGCGGTTGTGTTTGTCTTGTTTGATAAGGCGTTCCATTATAGGAGTAATTAATTTCTCAACTTTAAATAGATGTCTGGAATTCCAGTTGTAGATTACGCTAGAATGGAACGACTTAGGCCACCAGAAGTTACATCGGTACAGATGAACCTAAATAATTTGTGTGTTATTTTTATAATTATAGTTATACTTGGACTGTATAATAGATCTGTTACAATTAATCAACGACGTGAGCAATTTTATACTTAAGACATTTAGATGGCGTGAGGTAGATGTCCTTTTTCATCAAACGTTTGAACTTCCTCTCGGGGATTTCAGTTTTACTGAGATACATCTTCTTGAGCATCTTCATCATCTTTTTCGTCGATTTCATTTCATCTCTCAATTCTTGAAAGTTACCCCAAAATGCCGTAGAAATCTGGTGAATCAAAAGGTACGCATTTTTACCAATGCGACGCTCTGAACCACCCAAGAATACGAACGTTGCCGCACTACAACACGAACCCTGTGCAATGGTCACAACCTTAATTCGGGAACGTTCAAGAACATTCATCATGTTCAACCCGGCAAATACATCACCACCACCACTCATGATGTGAATACGAATATGTGGCTCGTAGCCGATGAGTTCAGCCCCTTTTTTTAAGAGGTCAATCTCAAGTTGCTTGAAGGATTCTACAAACTCTAGTGCATTTTCCTGATTGATATCACCATAGAAGAGAATTTCGTTTCCAATAACTCGAATACATTCAGTCTCCTCAATCTCTTTTTCATCGTCCGTAGGCATTCTTCAGCGCTTTCTTTACTCTTGTTACTTCTCTTGATTTTAAGCCATTTCCAACACAAAGATGATTGATTACATCGAAATCCTGTGGAGTTATATTATATGAAATAAGGGGTTCTAATTCGCCAATTTCAGCGTATCTCTTTAATAAGCAAAGTTCCTCTACACCCAACCCCAATCTTGATTTCTTTTGGATATCTTCAAGCTTATGCTGTCGCATCTTAAAATTTCTAAATTTTGTCCAACAACGTCCGGGACGGATTTTACTCTTCGTAAGTGGAGTACCGAGGGCCGTTTTTGGTATAGTCAGAGAATGTAGTATAAAGTATGGCATAAGATTCCAATCACCTTGCGAATACATCGTTGTATCGTAAGTATCTGCATCAGAAAAGGAGTTAGATGCTTTTAGGATATCAACACCTTTCGAGTCCAAATAGTTCTCTTGAAATATGTCAAACAGATGCCCATGTTCAGAAACACTGTCATATATTTCAAGTGGTCCAGTTTCTGATAGTATTTCATTTATAAATTCTTTTGGTGTTTGAAAATCATCCATCTCATCGTATCCATCCAAATAATTGAAAAACGTTTGAATATTCCCATTTGCTCGGATAGCAGCATTTAGTGCATCGGGTCCATTTTTTTCAGTAAGTTTCAGTAAAACCTCTGGTTTGTGTTTCTGAATGAAAACCGTTACGAAGTTTGGATACATACACATATTTGTACTTGTGACGAGTAAAGATCCATAAGTTAAGTTATCACCATCAGACACAGATTGTATCAATGGTTTAAATATCGGGTCGTAATCTTCTATGAACACGTGCTTTTTAGATCTTTTTATAAACGCCAAAAATGGACATTTACTTTTAAGATGGTCACTTTGTAATTCTACGTGATTAGTATTTTTTAGAACACTTTTAAGAATATAGGATTTCCCAACGCCCGCAGCTCCACATATAAATACATTCTTTCCCTGTTCTATGTACCCACGAATAAGATCAATTTGTTTAGTGTGAATCGTCGTCACCGGGAGATCTTTTTTTTGCTCGGTTATTTTAATGAAAGAGTCCATTGATGATCTTACTAATCAGGCCATAGATTTGGTGCTTGAAAATGACGCACTACATGATAGGATCGTAAAACCTTTAAAAAGGAAAATTTTACCATTCGTGGCATGTAGTATGCTTACCAATTTGTTAATGATTCTTATTCTGTTCTACCTTGCTCGACGTCTGTCTCTTCTTCCGTCTCATCGGGTGTAGCTTCCTCTTCCTCTTCTTCGTCTTCGTCTTCTTCCTCGTCCTCTTCACCTAGGGAGGGTCCGAAGAATCCAGGGGGTGGTGGTTCATCCTTTTTAGACAGGAACTTACCTATCTTCTCAAAGGGTGTCCCCGCAGTGACCGCTTCGACTGGGTCTATCGTCTTCGGTAAGGTGACTAATGGGATCGAACGCACGTTGAGGATCTCTGGTTTTGTGAATACATTATCCAAAGGATACTCTTCTTCAAATTGTTTCAAAACTGAATTGGGAATTGAGGGTGATTGTTCTAAGAGACGGTCGTACTCTGTTTTACATTCACCGACGAAATCTAAGCCTTCCTTGCTACGCTCCCCTCTGTCTAGGGCTAACATAAGACGAATATTTCTGGAAAGCATACCGAAAGCCAAAGCAGCTGTTCTGTGATTTTCCATGAGTTCGTTAATCTTGAGGAATTGGGATATGGTCGCTATGAGACCCGCAGTCAGGTTTAAACCACCAATTATAGAGGGAGCAAACGACTGCACATTTTCCGGGAATGTACCTTGGGCGAAGTTCGCAGTTCCCGTTATAGTAGAAAGTATAATAACTGGTAAGGTAAAACGAATACTGGAACGTCTGTATATGAAAAACGCACGGTGATGCATGTACCTGTAACACGCAGAGGCTTCACCCCACTGTTTGAGGATATTTTCATGACCATCTGTCCATGACAGACGCATTTCCTCGCGGGAAATCTTTTTTTCTTCTGTCATTATATAATAGATGAACATAATTTTCCTGATTCATCTAATTTTTCTTTTGTGGATACTTATAATTCCTTTCACAAATGATCGCAGACATCTGGAATTTTATTCGATTGTGATTCCGTTTCTATTCTTTCATTGGTCAGTGAACGACGATACATGTGCTCTTACACAAGCTGAAATGTACATAACTGGTCAAAACAAAGATCAAACGTTTATGCACAGATTGGTAAGTCCAATATACAAGATGGACGATAACGAAGTTAACAACTTAACAAAAACGGTGTTTTTCATACTCTGGGCATTTGTTCAATACAGACTTGGACATTTTGATACATTCATAAAGGATGTGAGTAAAATATTTAAAGATAAGAAACTGAATTAGACCATATATGGACACAAAACTCTTGTATGAAATTTCCCGTCTCGAGAAAATCAAAGAATTTTATAAACAATCTTATATATCAAACGTAGATTATTGTGAAGATAAAATTGAACGTATTAACGATAAACTTGAAAATACATCTTCTTCTATTAAAAAGGACATTCTGGAAACACATAGAGAACAGTATCGAAAGGAAATCGAAGATATCGAAAAGTCATTGGAGAAAACACTCACTGATATAGACAGAAAAATCGAAAATATTCAAAATAAGAGGAAAGAGTTGGAAGAGGAAGTTAAAAAGGAACGTGAGTCGTTTGATTTCAACATAGAGAAACTTCGTTCCGCGATTGAAAATAAAAATCTAGCCGAGATATTTAAGATGTTTGAATACACGGCAAATGCACTTTCTATTTTGCGCAGTGAGTAAATCTAAATCTGTCAAAAAAATGAACACTTATCTTGAAATTATAATACATGAGCATACAGTACGCATCAGCTATATCATGTTTTCTTTCATATGGAATCGTATCTAAGTCTATGTACTTTCCCATCATAACAAGCATCCGTTCCTTCCGTTCCTCGTAATTTAGATGACCCATACCAAAATGTGAATGTATTGTCAAAGGTGAAACCAGTAAGACTTTGTCTTTGAACATGTAGTGTAGTAGAATCTCAATGTTCGTAAAACCTTGGGGTGGTTGTCTCTCTATGAGGATTCTCTCAGCCTTGTCAAAAATGTCTTTATGATCATCTACAAATAAAGGAACCAAGTCAACAAAGTCATTACTGTAAATGTATTTGTAGTCTTCTAAACTTACCTTTTTCATGAACTCAACTTCGATCGTTGGACCATTCCCACACTCAGCGAGGACGAGACCCATATTGTGGAACCCTATATCTATGGCTAAGACCTTCATATTTTCATGTCCAGTATTTTCTTTAACTAAACCTAAGTAAAAAAAATATTTCCATAAATTATATGGTTCTCGTACCTATCAAGTTGTTGAAAAATAAAGTCAATCGTAATAAACTTCTCAAAATTAAAGGTGAGAATGCCGAAATAGATAATGATGATTATATCGAATCTAGAATAAATACAGACAAAAGAGCGAGAGATCTCCTCGCGATTGAGGATGCCTCTGAGATTGCCAAGTACTACCTTCATAAAAAGGGAGTCTTTGAACAAATTGCCAAAGATATACAGAAAGAGTCTAAAAAGAAATTCAAATTTATGTTTCGTACGACCACCAAATTGGAGAAAACCAAACTTTCAGGCCTTGCGACTCGTTCCGGTGTTGACTACATGTTGATGGAACACTCTTACCCAGATGGTTCGGGTCATTATGGAATGGCTCGCATCGATCATGATAAAAAAGTCGCCAAAATTTATGATTCTATGACGGATAATGAGTCAGATTTCGAAGAACCTCTCAAACACTTCCTCGGAAAAGCATACAAAACTACCACAGATTCTATTTTCGGTTGCGTTGGGCGTATGACGAATGCAGTGGGTCACAATTTAAACCCTCAACCTACTGGTGGATTTGTATCACAGTCATTTAATGAGTTCAAACATAAGAATTTTGCAGGGGGTCGTGGCGGTGTCCCAAAAAAATACATGGAAGATGCCTTTACACTTTCCCAATACGACGAAATGTCACAACATCATTTCTGTTACATGGAGTCGTTGCATGCTATGATGGCGGATCTCGGTCTAGCTCATCCGGGTCCTCAAGATCCACGTGAGCGTCTCGAATACATAAAACGTTTCATTTGGGGAATCATTCACAAGTATGTTTCTATGAGAAGTCGTAAAACTATTCAATGGAAGTATTTCGAGAACTATTTTCCATACATTCTCGAGACCGTGGGACCTGATGGTAAACGTCTAGTCATACGCCGTGGTTTTATTCAGGTTCCACCAACCCGTGGAAAGGTTCAGTATCGGTTGAAGAAAATGCGCACAACGGATAAGATTGATGGAACTACACCACTTTCGAAAATTACCAAATGGGCTAAGGGTACAAGAAAGTGGTTAAAAACCTAAGTGAAGCTCAGAATTTATATTTTTCAATAAAAAAACAATCAATCAACATGGAAGATCTCCAAAACCTCATGGCATGCATCGACGAAATCGCCAGTCAGATCCCCGATGGGATGTATCTGAAGATGGCCGACCAAATGAAACGCGTTCATGACCACATGAACGGCAACAAACCAATCCACGAAGACACCTTCTACTACAGTGACGATGATTCGGTGTCGGACAGTGATAGTGATTATGAGTCAGACAGTGACTTCGCCCCCGCCAATCTCGATCGACAAATTGAACGAGCACAACGAGAGCAACGTCTCAGAGACCAGCTTCTGGATGCTGTGAAGAAGATGCACGAGGAGTACAAGGTTCTCATGAAGTGGGAAAAGGAAGCGAGACGTACTTGGACTCCCATCAAGCGTATGACTGCGTTTCGAAAGAGTCAGGCTATCAAGCAATGGTGTGAAAAGAACGTCAGTTTGGCTCCTGGTGGTCAGGCCGGGGAACTCATTGGATGTGGTCCCATCGTCACTTGGTCTAACTTCTGGACTTGGAAAAACCTGGTGGAAAACGGTCTTCGGACAATTGTGTTGGAAATTGGAACCGAGGAGGAGAAGGTCCTAGATTTCGTCTACTATGATGATCTTTCACTCAAAACAATCCAAAAGCTTCCCGCCTTTGAGAAGAAGATTTACGATGACTACAAGGAAGAATGCCAAAGGAACATGACCGAGTACTTCAAGAACGCTAAGTTAAAGGTGGTTGAGTCGAAGGCAAAGATGACCGGGTTTGAGATGCTTTGTGTGGACACAG